GAACCGCTAGTCAGTTTGGTCTGACGTTCACTCAGGAGATGGATTTTGAAGGGGATATATCTTTTGTACGAACAGTTATGATGCACTCTTCAGGGGCTATGAGGGTTAGCCGAACTAAGATTGTTTCTAAAGATCCTAATGATCCGCAGAAGCAAGGATCGGCTATCAGCTATGCAAAAAGGTATGGCTTACAAAGTATATTTGGACTTCCTTCTGACGATGATGATGGAGAAGTCGCTACATTAAAACCTGAAGGCAATGCTCCCACTTTTGTTCCTTCAGGTAATTCTGCTTCAGGGGGTAACGTCTCCTCCAAGCCCTCTGAAGTAGATCTAATATCACTTATAGACAATGCAAAAAATCAAAAAGAACTGACTGAGTTGTATGTCAAATATAAGCCAACAGATGACAAAATTATTCAAAAATTCAAAACAAAAAAAGGAGAACTAAATGGATAATAAACCAATGATTAAATATGGAGTAGATGAGTTAACTATTTCCATAAATAAAAATGATCGTAAAACTGAGGATTGGCACTCAGACTATAATGGCAAGCTAGTCATTAATGGTGAGATATTTTATGCCAATGTTTATCAGAAAAATGACAACTGGATTGCAGGCAAGTTAGTCAAAGCAGACCCAACAAAGGTCAGTGCAGGCGGTCAAACTTTAGCTAATTCTACTGAGTTAAATGATGAAATTCCTTTCTGATCGAAGTCAATTAATTCAGGAAGCTGATGAACTTATTAACGGGGATCGTCATGATAATTATGGCGATGCCTCAGATAACTTTTCTCGGATAGCTACTTTGTGGAGTAGCTATTTGGGGCATGAAATCAAAATGCACGATGTAGGCATAATGATGGCTTTACTAAAAATATCTAGAATTTCTTTTGACCACGAAAATGCCAAAGACAGCTTTGTGGATGCCATTGGATATGTAGCACTTGCAGGAGAATTAGCTGTGGAGAAAAATGAAGATGAGTAAACCTCTTCCAACACTTCGCAGGACTAAAGAGCAAATAGATAAAGATAATGCAGAATTTTCTAACTGCGGTCATTGCGGTAAGCCCCTGAGAAAATCAAAACAAAGGCGAGACAGCCCTAAAACGTGCAGTCAGTGCCGATATGAATTATCCAGTGGCAGTAGTGCTATTAGGACTATATGCAAACAACTTCAAAGAAAAAAACCAGTCATAGCTGAGGATGAAATGATGTTTGAAGATCATCCAAATGGAGATAGCGACAAAGAGGGTAAGGTAACTATTAATCCTACCTTTGTTAACTATGGCATATCCCCGCTATCTGAGGTGATCAAAACAACGAATTATCAATATAAAAAAGGTTCTGCGAGAGATGGTTATAGATACAAAAGGAGTGAGTGATGGAAGTATGTCCAATGTGCAAATCAGCATGGCGACCTATAAATATGGGGTCAGTTGAGAAATGTGCAGTTTGCCAATTTCGTATTGCTGTAGATTGTTGTTCAGGAGTTTGTGAAAATGAGCCGATGGAAAAAACCGACAAGACCAACGATATCACAAACACCACTGATGGATAAATGTGAGCAGTGTGGTAAGGATTTTGATTGGCGGTATGCAGGATTAGCCAATGCTAAAAAAAATAAATTCTGCGGACATAAATGTTTTGATGATTTTAGGTTTGAGCAACAAAGGTTAAGAGATGAGTTCAAATCCCTTTGATTTTTGTAAATTTTGCAAGACAGAAATGCCTCCGAGCATGAATAAACGTCTTAGGGCTTATATGTGTCCAAACTGCCACGATATGCGAAGAGATGGCAACTACGAAGTCAGTAAAATATTTGATGAATTACGAGAGAAGAGTAAAGACCTACCTGAAGATGATTGGTCTGATCAGAATGTTGAAGTTAAAGACGAACCACCCCTAAAAAATAAAAGGAGGGCTACATACATCTATAGCAGAAACATTATAGACGATATCTAGCCCAACAATTTCTGCAATAATTTCTCAGCTTGTATAGGACTTCTAGCCTGCTCTAAATCAATAACAGTATAGTGAACCTCAGCAGTCTTAGAGTTCTTACTATGCCCCATTCTAGCCTTCCTGATATGATCAGGCACTTCACCAATCATAGAAGTGTTAAAATACTTCCTAAAACCACCAATGCCATAGTTAGGCACTCCTGAATGTTTACAGACAGTCTTGATTAAATTTCTCATAGCATTTTGCTCAAATGGTTTTTTGCCACTAGCATTAGGGAATACCCATAAAGAACAATGTGAATTTAACTTCCACTTTTTGAGCAATGTCATAACGTGAGATGGCAAACCTAAAATTCTTTCTCTAAAATTATTTTTAAGTTCCTGAGTATCATATCTGTAGACGTTTCTTCTTATAGTGACTTCAGACTTATTGAAGTTAATGTCCTGCCACTGTAAGCCCTGAAGCTCGTTAGCTGACACTCCCGTAAATGCTGAGAAGGCTATAAATGTATCTAGATATAAAGTCTTTTTGACCTTTAATATACTGGCTATATGGTCATGTGAATAACCGCCTCTTTCATGCACTGCACCCTTAATCTCTTTTCTGTCGTCAGAGTTACAAGGATTTCTAGAGATATAGCCCTGATCAACTGCAAATTTCATAACCATATTTAAGGTTTGAACACAATGCCTGATTGATTTAGCAGACAAATCCTTATTAGCACAATCATCAATGAAACTATTAATCTTACCAGTGGTAATCTCTTTGATGCTAACACCCTTAAAATAAGGTGTTAAGTGTAGCCTTAAATGCCTCTCATCATTCTCATATGATCTATGTCTAATGCCATTAACTTTCCTGCCAACCGCATTTAATCTATTTTCTAAGGCAATCTTTGTAATGTCCTCAAACAATGCAACCTCAATCTTAGTCACATTGTTATCAAAATCAGCCATCATGTTTTTCTTGATAGCTGATAATTCTTTTTTGCTTTTAGATACTTTGAATTTGTAATAATTCATAGTTGGGGTTTTGTATCTAAATCTAAAGCCTTTAAAATCCTGAGATTTAATTTCAAAATTTTTAATATCACCAATGAAATAATTAGCCATTAGTTTGCTCCTTCTATAAATAAAATTTCTCCATTAGGATGCTGAACCATTATTTCTTTAACTTTAGCTTCTGTAGCTATTTCCTCAGCCATGTTAATAAATAGTTCATGCTCATGTGAATTAGTGGACAAAGCCACCTCAATCTTTTCACAAGACAAACCATCTTCATGCCCATCACAAATACCACTTACTGGATAATGAGTGCATCCACCCCATAACTTAGAAAAAATATTAATTGTATTATTGAGCAGTGCTTTCGTACTGCCCATTTTCGTTTCATGCGGAATTATTATAAATGCTAGTTTCATTAGTTTGCTCCCTCATACACATATTGTGCGACAAACTCATCATAAGACATTGGCTTGATATTAACTTGTGTCTCACCATCTTCGATGCCCCAATCAGCATCGCACTCTTCTAAGTAATCTTCATATTGTTCTTTTAAATATTCTTTTACACACTCTATAGCCATATGATGTTTGATGCAGTCTCTAAACTTAGCTTCATCAAAATCTACAGATGTGTTTTCGAAATGTGTAAGGATACCCTGAATATTGTCTTCAGAAGGATCAAGTTTTACTAACTGACAAGCTATTGTATCGTAGTGTTCATGTGTATATTTAGTCATAATATTTTGCTCCCGTTTTTAATTAATCATATTAAAACAAATGATATTCTACTATAATACACTATTATACCTATTATGCAACTATTATCGTAAAAAAAGGGGAATAAACCTGACGAGCATTAATCACTTTATTAATCACTCTGTAATCGTTATCAGGCTTAAAACACAAAAAAACCCCAAAAACCGAAATTTTTGAGGTTGTATAAGTCTTTGATTTTATTGAATAATTGGTTGCGGGGGTAGGATTTGAACCTACGACCTTCAGGTTATGAGCCTGACATTTTTCCCCTAAAAATGAGGGTGTATATAGGTTAATAGTTTTCATTAATCACTTTATTAATCACTTTATTTTTGAAATAAATCAATTAATCACTATTACTATTTTTTTAAATTTCCTGCAACTTTTTCTGCTGATCTGCCGATAGTATAA